TCATAAACCGAAGTAAACCAACTGGAAATCGTAGATGGCGCTACACCATTGTCCCCTTCAGTGACTTCTGCTTTCCAAGGATGCTTGCTTTCACCGTCTAGTTTATTTCGTCTGAACACCGTTCCTTCTATGGTGGGACTGCTAAAGGTAATAGAGTCTCCTTTTGTAGCAAGGCTTGTGGCAGGAACGCTAAAGATGACCCTGTAAAGCCAAAAATAACGATATTTTCCGTTGGCCTTCTTGGCACGAAACCCTATGGCCACAGGACTTCCGCCATCTTCGCTTCTTGATACCACTACATTGTTGCTGTCGATTTTGCAGCCCGTCAAATCCTGTGCCACCAAGGACCCAATATCATCAATCCCTAAGCTAAGAGATCCACTTTTAAACTCCTTTACGACCTCAGATGCCCCGTCATCCGCATAAAGGATTGCTTCAATCAGCTCCACACTAAGCTCTGCTGTCATGGCTTTCGCCAGAACTTTAGGCGCTCCATAGGTTTCTATTCCATTTTGATCTTCAGTGATCTTGGCGTAAAATAAACGATCCAATCCTATTGTTGCCATTTAATCTTCCTCCGTTTCATATTCTTTCATTACGTCAATGGCGTAATGATGAAATTTTGTATCGTTCTCATAGCCCACATACTGCCTATCCGTTATGGTCATACCGCCTGCTTGCAGAGCCTTTGTCAGTTCTTTTTTCCGCTTGTTATAGTTCTTCTTTGTGAAAAGGGATAACCTGGCTTCTGAAACGATCATATAGCTTTGATTATCTGCAAAGAGATCAAGCCTGTCTGACATAGGTGTGATGACCAAGTATTCCTCTGGTGGTGTATCTGAGAACACACCGGTCTCCACAGGAATGTTGAGGGGCGTTAGTATGTGGTTTATATCTGCAAGTAAACTCATAGTTTTTCAATCTCCTTATCCAGAGCACTTTTCATTGCTTCCATACAATCCTTTTTAGATGCTCTTTTTGAGGGCTTGAGCCATGGCTTTGGCGGTTGACCGGACTTACCATACTCGATAACCGCAGCCTTTAGTGCATTGGATACACCTTTACTGTCTTTGGTTGTCGGAATACCAACACGAAGCGTCCAATCCCCTTTATAGTTCTGCACCGGCTTTGAGGTTTCAAGAGAGGCTAGTAGCTCACCCGTTGACTGGGATGGTTCCTTTGTTCCCTGACCAATGCGAAGGGCTAGGTTGCTTTTCGCCTTCTTGATGGCTGGCTCTGCACCTTCTTGAAGGACCCTCGGTACAATATCATCAAACTTGTTATTTAGCTTTGAGAGCTTATTGATAAAATTTTCTGGCATCTTGAATGTTGCTTTTGCCATGTTCATCACCCCTCTGAACCTGTCACTTTTTCTGCCAGCACCTCCACATACATGCCCTTTTCTCTGATATCTTCCACGCTCAGAACATTGTACTTTTCCCCCTTACACATCAGTACATGAGTCGTACTGATTTCAATAGAAGGGGGCTTGCGAAACCTAAACAGGGCGGTGGCAGTTGTAAAACTTGCCCTGTTTTTCCAGGCTTCATTACCATGTCTGTTTTCTTTATAGGCTCTGGTTTTTAGTAGAAGGACTTCTTCTTTTGTCACGAAGCCTTCTTCGTCTTTTATGGAACTGGTGCTATAGATTTCAATAAAAGTCTGCATCATTCCAAAACTCATATGACCACGTCCCTATTCATGCGAAGGAGCATGTTTACCACACGCCACACCTGCTCACTGGCATCCACCTTATCCTGAAAATAGCCGCCAGTGCTACCATCCCGACTTTCGTAAAAATGAGATGATAGCATAATGACAGCCTGTTCTGTGGTCGGCTCCATGGGATTTGTATCATAGAATCCCGATACTTTTTTCTGATAGCCTTCTGCATAAGAGGTGGCAGCGGTGATGTAGCTTGCTATGAGTTCATCGTCCTCATTATGATCAAGTATCAGATTCTTTTTCACTTTCTCAAGTAACGCTGACATCACCGTCTACCTCCTTCGTTATTCTGATGCCATAAGCCCTGCGGCTTTGAGCTTTGCAAGAAGTGCATTAAAATCAGCGACCAGTGCAGGAACATCCGCCGCGGTGCTATCTGCCTGAAGGACAGATGGTTTAACCTCCACCCCATCAAAAGTAAGCTTCCCTTCGGAGGTGACTAATAGTTCGCCACCAATAACCGTTTTTTCTCCACCCTGCTCGGTATAGTTCTTAACATTACTCATAGAGCATCACCTACGCTTTCTGCTGAAGAACCTTGATGGCTTCAGCAAGGATCAGTTTTCCATCCACTCTTTGGCTTGCCTTAAAGCCTACTTGACCGGTGGCTGCAAAGAGCTCATTAAGTCTCTGGAAGGAACGACCTTGTCTGTCGGCCACCCAGTAGTATCCAAAATCACCAAAGGCAATGGACTTCGCTCCCGCTGCAATGGTTGGTACATAGGCAGAAGTCTTTACAGGTCGATTCAAGATAGTGTCAGGCTGACCTGCAGAGATGGAAGGCTGCCACAAATACTGACCGTTACCATCCTTCAGTTTTCGAATGGCTTTTACAGTCGCATCGTTCATGACGAAGATGGCATTCTTTCGATAAGGTGACTTCAAGCTGTAGAAGAGATCCATAATCTCATCAACGGTAATGGCTGTAGCAGAAGCCGCAGTCACACCAAGCTCCGCTCCACCAGTGGCATTGAAAATACCTGTAGGTTTACCGGAACCATCACCAACAAAGAAGGCTTCTTCTTCCTTAGCACCGATTCGTCTAGCAAATTCCCTTGCAATGTATCCTTCAAGATTAAACACGCTGTCATTAAGAAGCTCCTCAGATACCTTGATCATGGTTGCAAGCTTATAGGCACCAATGGACACTTGAGTGAATGCATCATCAGATTCAGGAATCGGACCTTCCTCATCCACCCAGGATGCAGTTCCTTTGGATGCCACCACCGGAATCTTTCTATCCCCGGATGAAGTGGTGATAACCTTGGCGATGCTTCTGAAGATGTTCTCTTCCTGAAGGGACTCAATCAAGGTTCTTTCAAACTCGTCAGGCACCAAATAACCACCTTCTGAATCCGTACCAATCTGAAGAGCATTCTGCACATCATAGCTGTTCTTATTTCTCATGGCTTTCCAGAATGCTTGTCGATACTCATTGGAGGCTCTACCCTTTTTCTCTTCTCCGCCCATGGCACTTCCTGGCTTATTGGTAATAGGAGATGAAGTTGGACGGGCAAGCTCCTCATCGATGGAGGCTCTGCGCTCCAATCTTTCGATTTCTTTTCCTAGGTTGACTACTTCAGCTTCCATCTTGTCATAGGTGGCAGTGTCTTCAGCTGAAAGCGTACCGTCAGTTCCTCTTTTGCTATCCAGGAAAGCTTTCGCATCTTCCCAGGCTTTTGCTCTCTTTTCTCTCAGTTCAAGAATTTTGTTCATATCATTTTCCTCCTCAAATTAGTGAGCGATTAGGCTCAGTCTTTTTTCCAACTGTTCAATAGGTGTTCTGTTCTCTGGTTTGGGTGGAATAAGCTTAGTTAGTAGTGAATTGGCTACTGCCGCTCTAGAAAACATCACAGCTTCCAGCGGTTCACCCTCCACTTTCTCCTCCTCACCGGAAAATAGAATTGTATCTGCAAATCCCAGCTCCACTGCTTTTCTTGCATTGAACCAGGACTCTGCATCCATCAAGTGAGATATCCTTGTTCTTGTAAGACCTGTTTTGATTTCATAAGCATTCATGATACTTTCCTTAACTTCTGACAGCATCTCACTGGCCTTTTGCATTTCCTTTGAATCCCCGATGGCTACCGTCATGGGATTGTGGATCATCATCATAGCCACAGGTGACATCTGTACTTCCGTTCCTGCCATTGCAATAACAGAAGCAGCTGATGCAGCCAGACCATCAATCTTCACCGTCACATTTCCCTGATAGTCCATCAGCATGTTGTAAATCTGTGCGGCTGCAAAAACATCTCCGCCCGGAGAATTAATCCAAACGGTGATATCACCCTGAGTCGACTCAAGTTCCTCCTTGAATAGCTTTGGAGTCACTTCGTCCCCATACCAGGTTTCATCTGAAATTTCTCCATTTAAAAAGAGGGTTCTTTCACCCTCATTCTTGATCCAATTCCAAAATTTACGCTTCATCTGCTTTCCTCACTTCCCTTCTTATTTGCTGATTCACTCTGACCTTGGCCGCCAAATAGACCAGCATCCTTGAGCTTTGTCATGTTGCCATTGATTAGATATAGGTTTCCTCCTTCCTCATCAGGGATTGGGTTCATATCCTCCATCACTCTTATGTCATTGGCTGAAAGCCATCCATTCTGCCTTGCAACGGAGTAACCATTCATACGACTTTGGTAATCACCTCTGAGAAGTCCGTCCACATTGAGCCTAATAAAAAACTCCTGCTTCTCTTTTGGAAGTAGGAGTGAACGCTGCATGGCTTGTTCCCATCTTATGACCCATGGATCCAAGGTGTATTTCACAAACTCTAGGGATTGCTGCTCAATATTTGAGAAGCTGGATTTCTCAAGGTCTCCAACCATATGCGGTGGGATGCGATAGAGCCTTGCTATTTCATTGATCTGAAACTTTCTGGTTTCAAGAAACTGTGCTTCTTCCGGTGGAATACCAATCTGCTGATACTTCATTCCTTCTTCAAGGACGGCAATCTTATGGGCATTGGCTGTTCCACGGTACACTTCATTCCAAGAATCTCTCACCTTTTTAGGATCCTTAAGCACCCCAGGATGTTCAAGCACTCCTCCGGGATTAGCTCCATTGGCAAAGAAGCTGGCTCCGTATTCTTCAGTGGCTATGGTCATCCCCACAGCATTCTTCGCCATAGCAATTGGTGAGTATCCAACCAAACCATCAAAACCCAGTCCTGGAATGTGAAGAACATCCTGTTTTCTTAACACCACTGAACCATAGTCCTTGAAGTTGGGATTCTCATCGGAGGTTGTGGTGTAGATATAGTAGATTTCTCCGTTTTTGTCTCTGCTAACTGTCATCTTGTTTGGTAGTAGCGGATACAAAGCCACCACCCGACCAGCACCATCACGGATAATCTGTGCATAGGCATTTCCCCAAATAAGCAAATGGCTCATCAATGTCTCTCGAAAGACAAAGGAACTCATTTCTGTAGTGGGTTCATTGTGTAGGATATGGTACAAGTGATGGTTATACACGCGCTCCTTGCCATTTTCTTTATACCTATACACATGTAGCGGAAGAGATGCTACTGCTTCTGCGAGAATACGAACACAGGAATATACCGCTGTGGTCTGCATGGCAGTAAATTCATTGACTGTCTTTCCGCTTGTCGTTGGCCCAAATAGATAAGTGTAATTTGAGCCGGAGTAGTAATCTTTAGGCTTATCACGAGCCTTTATTAACTTTGAGATAATTGGTATGTTCATCGACCTACCTCCTGAAATTGAGCATGAAAAAGCACCTACGCTTTGTAGATGCTTTGTTTAAATATTATCTATATGACGTAAGTTATCTAATAAAAAGAATGCGTCTTAAAAAGATTACAATATTTTATATAATATTTTGCCCCCAATTATAAGACCTAAAGCAACTCCCATTCTTAAACACCATTTTACTGTTGTTTTCCACTTATCACTTTTCATATCAAAATACTCGCTCATAAATGCACCCCCTTTATTACTATTGCGTTTTATACTACTTATCTACATAAAAACTTAGCCTATAACATTTATTGTATCATATGGAAAATGGAATTAGAAGATTAAAAGACCTCGATCATCATAAACGGAATTACCAGTTTCTCCACCACAGCGGATCGCTCGGTCAAGAGCCATGATTGTGGCAACAGCACCGTCAATCTTTTCAGTGGATTTTTCTTTATCTGCTTTGATGTTACCAGCAGGATCGGTTCTAATAAAAATGTTATCTATCATCCAGCGGAGAACAGGATGACCACCGTGAGCGATTTTTTCTTCCAAAGTCAGCTTCATTAATTCTTTTGTAGGCGGAGACATGTCTTTAAATCCCTGACCAAAAGGGACAACTGTGAAGCCTAAATTCTCTAAGTTCTGTGTCATCTGAACTGCTCCCCAGCGGTCAAAGGCAATTTCGCGGATGTTATATTTCATTCCAAGTTCCTCAATGAATGTCTCAATGAAGCCGTAGTGGACCACGTTACCTTCGGTGGTCAGAAGGAAGCCTTTAAGATTCTTACGCAGCTATACACTGCGGTCATCTGCATAGCGGTTTGCTCATTGACCGGTTTTCCAGCACTGGTACTTCCAAAAAAGAAGCTATATCGGCTTCCACCTAGAGTGTCTTTAGGCTTGTCTCTGGCTTTAAATATCCCTTGCAGTATTCCCATGGACATCAACCTCCTTAAAATGGGTATGAAAAAAGCACCTACTCTGGAGATAGATGCTTAATTTTGATACTATTAAATTCATGATAACTGTAGATCATATAATATAAAGAATGTGTATCAATTTACTTATTTAACGAAGATATAATATATCATTGCTGAATAGATGCCAATTATAAAGCCAAATATAAAAACCTTAGGTAGAACTTTTCTCAACTTATCTGTCACTATCATTTTTCATCCCTCTTTCCTTTCAAAACATATTCTTATTGCACACTTTTCTACTTATGTGCAGTAACATACATGCCACTAATAAAGACATTATACTATAAATTTCAAACATTGAGTAATTACTAATCCACTCTCATCGCAAACAACAACTCTACTCTTTACTCAAATCTTTTACTAAAAGACGATGATACCTCGCTCATCATATATGCTGCCATCATCGTCTTTATTTCTAATACACCGATCAAGGGCCATAATGGTAGCGACAATACCATCAATCTTTTCTACTGACTTTTCTTTATCCGGTTTGATGTTCCCTGCAGGATCCTGACGCATGACTACGTTTTGAGCCATCCATTTAAGAACTGGGTGACCACCATGATTGATATTGCCTTCCATAAGAAGCTTATATAGTTCTTTACTTGGTGGGGACATGTCCTTATAGCCCTGTCCAAATGGTACGACTGTAAAGCCCATACCCTCTAAGTTCTGGACCATTTGAGTGGCATTCCAGCGGTCAAAGGCGATTTCTTTTATGTGGTACTTCTCTCCAAGCTCCTCAATGAACTTCTCAATAAAGCCATAATGAATCACGTTCCCTTCAGTAGTATGGATATAGCCTTGTAG